TACTTAATGCAATACAACGGCCACCAGTAGCCAATGTCATTTTAGCCGCTGTCCATATATCGTCAATTTTTGGAATGAATGCTGCTTCATCAAGAATCAATAATGAAAGTGATTCCGAGCGTGCAGCGTCTGGAGATGATGTATCAGCTTTGATTCTTGAACCATTGCTGTAACTCATCGAAAGTCTGTTATCCTCGGTACATTTGGATTTTAATCAGCTTGGCAGATTTGCATGCATAACCCTTACTTTTGTTACTAAATTTTTTGCTTTGTCCTGCTTTGTCGCGATAACTAGAATATCTTTATCTGTATTGAATGTCATTAATCAAAGTGAATATCCAGCGGTTAATGTAGATAATCCCAGTTGTCTAGCTTTAAGAATTACCGTAAAATCATTACTTACAATATCATTTAATGTCTGGGCCTGAAAATCATATAAGTTAAAATTGATTTTTCCCCGTTGTGGGTGCTGGATAATACAGTATTTTCTCATAAAATAAACGGGGTCCATAGCACACTTAATGTACTCTTTCTTCATCGCCTCTTTTATTTTTTGTGCATCGTTCATTTTTTTATTGTCCTTGTACCCATTTTCCGTTTTCATATAATATGACTACCCTGTAGTTTTCTCTTGGACCAAGTACTGTTAATTGTGTCCAACCAAAATGATCTCTATATTCTTCTGGTGTACCATATGGCCCCTGTGGTCGTGTCCATAAAGTCATATCAATGGGTGGATTTTTGGGGTTCTTTGCCATGATTTTCTGAAAATCTTTTAATTCTTTTGCCTTTGAATATGAAGCTACACGTACGGCTTTACCCTTACTTTCAGTCAGTGCGGCCAGCATATTCTTTTGAAGATATTTAATGTCTTCCATGCCTTGAATTTCTTCTTTTATAATTTGACGTAGTTCTGATTTTTTCACTGTTCTCTCCAATTATCCCGCTATTTGTCCGTTAGCCCACAATGTAAATCATACTGTAGCCATTCCACCAATATAAGCAATTTTAGGGTTCTGCCACCATTTTGGTTTAACCAATTCTACTCGTTCTTCCAATATCTCTATATGCCGATCTTTGGCGTCTATAATCGACGAATCAACTCCCGCCGCGTATTCTAATTTTGTTATAATCTGATCCTGTTGCATCATTGCAACCACTCTCAGACTATCCACCCGCTGTAATTCAGTTACTTTATTAGCGATACTCAATACCTCAGCATCAGTAAATGAATGTTGTCCAAATCCACACGATAATAATACCATCAGTATTATCAAAAGCCATCTAACCATTCGCGAAATCCTTGAGAAATTTAACCGCGGCGTCAACATCATCACTCTTATATACAATTTCCATTTCTTCTATTTCCTTTTTGGTAGATTTCAAGTCCTTTTTGAGCTTAGTAATCTCTTTTTTATTGACCTGTTTGTCTCCCTCGAGTTGTGCTATTTCTTTTTTAACGGTTTTCTCTTTTTTCTTGTTGGTCTTAATGACCTTGTTCAAATCTCTAATTTCCTTATTTTTCAATGTAAGGAATATAGAAGCGATACTGAATAACGCCAGTAACCCCTTCCATATATATGTAAATATCTTATTCATTAATTTTCGCCCTTTTTATTTTCAAGCATGCCCGCCGATTTTAATATAGTTTTCAATGCCTTTGGATTCTTGTTTATATACGCCATCATTGTCAATACAGTACTATGTGCATTGGGTGGGATTCCGAATTTATTGAATATTTTCTTAACTGAATCTGGATATTCATCTTTTTCCTCAAAAAATGCTCCTTCTTCATTTACCTTGTTAAATCCGTCCCCGAATGTATATAGCTTGCCGATATCAAAAGTAATATCACCAACGCTCTGAATTTCTTCTTTAATTATGTCTCTTAATTCTGATTTTTTCATGTCATTTCCTATTTAAGTACATCCGCCCAATCTTTTGGATTTGGGATAGCTTTGGCAAATGTCAATTCACGCGAATCCATTTCATGTGGATCGACTTTAGCTTTACCGTACGCTTTTATCAATTTTTTGATTTGATCTTTGAAGTCATAAGCACCTTTTGTTGGGTACAACCATATGGTTTTATTACCCACTAGATCACCCTGATATTTACCAAAGTCAGCATGTATTGTCTTTTCTTCAGTAATCATGTTATTCCATTTAATTTCAAATATTTTCATTATTTTTTCTCCATGTATTTTGACATAGCTTCTCACATTGCGATAAATGCGTTTAGATTCCCTTTGCCAATTCTCTGATATTCGTGTTTTTTAGTTCTATCAAATAAATCTTTTGCTTGTGCTTCAAGACGGGTTTGTAGTGACTTATGAGTATATTTGCCCAGTCCGGGAACTAGGATTTCATCCTCTTTTTTTTCGTCTATTTTCATTAAATCTGTGAGTTTCATATTAATATCACCTATAAATTTTAAGTTTATGTTTTGTCATGACTTTGGAAAATTTATAATCATCCCCCTTGTCCCAAATCGTTGAAATTTGATTCTTATCGTCTTTTTTGCCTTTAACCACCTTGCCACCAAATTCATTTACATTGAATATGATAAATTTTTCTTCTTTTGGGCTATTAAATCAAATATCAATATTAATTGGTTGAGATTCATTTAGAGCTTGAATTTCTTCCCGTATAATTTGCCTTAATTCCGACTTTTTCATGTTATTCTCCAATTACACTTGTATTCACTTATAAATATTAAAATTCTGATAATTCGCTATTTACTTCTGAAAGCATCTTTTTATACTCTTTAGTAGCCTTATCTGCCATTTTTTTGATACTATCAGTATTCATATCCCATTTTTCCTCTTCAACCGAATGACCATCTGGGTTGATCTGATTCAAGAATTTGACTTCCTCTGCCTTACGCCATTCAACGATACTCTGAAGTTGTTCAATTATCCACGACCTCTTATTTTTAAGTACCTTTTCTTTTTCGTACGCATCCCAAGTCCCGTCGAGCTTATGTCTATTTTCTTCAGTTACCACACAATCCAAGCATTTTTGCATTCTTGCCCACATTTTTTTGTCGGCTTCTTTATTCATTATAAATCCACATGTGGGACAAAACATTGGCATTCTAGCCGATCTTAGTATGTCAGCTTTTTCTTCGCTTACAGCTTTGTCTTTAGCATTTTTCTTGCGTTCTTCAATAATTACCTTATCGGTATTTGGATTCCACATTGACACCTGTACTTTTTTGTCCGGTGTTTGACCCTTTAAAATTTGTTGTATAGCCTTATCTTCTCTTTTCATATTAACCTCTTTTTTTATTTATTTCTTCCTTTTTCTTACCGGTGAACCGCCGCTGTGATACCAATCATAATCTTTATTGGTATTATATAAAACTTCTTCTTCGTATTCGGTCTTTTTTTCAGTTGAAAGATCACCATCCAGTTTCTTAACCGCTTTTTCAAATTTCTTCTTTTGTTCCGGAGTAATATTTTTTACCACAACACGTGAATCTCCAAAGCTGTTGAAATATTGATTTTTAATTTTAAGTTTATTCAAAATTGCAACCATATCGTGATCTCATAATCCAGAAAACCCACCGCCATTATTCGTATAAATCTTATACAGATGATCCTTTTTAAATGGATTTTTGAATTTAAGCTCGCTCAAAGCCTGAATTTCTTCTCTAATTATTTGTCTTAATTCCGATTTTTTCATCATAATCTCCTAGAAAGTCAATAGACCCATGATTTGATTGACTGGAGCGAATGAACCTGTGAACTTGTACACCTCACCGTTGTATTTAAACACAATACCTTCGGTAGGTACAATAGAGTCCAAGCCGCCTATTGAATCCAGTCTCTTTAATTGGGTATGCAATCTCTTTAATTTTTTGGGATCACCACCCTTTTCAATTTCCTTAACCGCCTTAATAAATTCATCTCTCATGCTCTGCACAGATTTGTCTGGATTGGCCGCCAAATATCCACTTACATTTTTCAATATAGTCGCACCAACCTCAAAAAACAGTGCTTCGTATGGAAACATATTTTCCTTGATTTGTGTAGCGTGATCATTCTTATCGTATGGTAATGCCCACGCTTTAAATGCATCATTGGTGATATCAGATCGTATCATTGGCACAGTATATGATTTATCAAAAAATGCCCATCTTTTCACAAGCCCAGTTAGTACTTTAGATGGAATTTTATATTTGAATTCCTTGGCCTTTTTAGCGATAAACGATTCCCACCAAGCTTGATGATACATAGCCAATGTGTCCTTATCGGATAATCCAAATTCATTTTGAAGCTTAACCAATCTAGCTGAAAATTTCTTCTTCAGTTTACCAAAATCTTGATGTTTAGGGACATCCAAGAAAACGGGCTGTTCAATCTTATAATGTTTTTGTACATTCTGGTTGACCTGCTTTATCATCCCAGCCAGTATTCTAGCACTACCCTTTACTTCCCCAATTGGTGTACCCTCGGAATCATATTTCAGGGCTCCGTGGAATACAATTTGTGCCAGATCATAGTCAACCACATTGGCCGAACCTGGTCACATTACTTCAAGATTCATAAAGTTTTTACCTTCATCGAATATCAATGTTTTCTGTTTATCCGATAATTTGCCAATAGCCGATCCCAAGTCTTTCATTGCATATACAAATGCTTTATATATCTCGCCACGACCCTTAAATTTGGCCGCCATGCCTTTCATATCCAATGCCGTTTTTCCAGCATTTTTGATATGACCCTTATTTCTAGCCGCAATCAGTTTACCATTTTTCCACGATAACATGAGATTCTGCCCATCAAGCTTCTCACTAACATGATCTTCACGATTCAATTGACCACCCAAACCGAGCTCTATAATTTTCTTTAAATCTCCAAATGTCAAATCCTTATTATCAAATGGGTGAGCCATGTGTCCATAGGCACCTCCCTCTTGTAACAATTCTTCATTTTCAAATTCATCTATCCACCAATCCTTTGTAAATACGGATTCATTCACTTTTTTATCCTTTTCCATTCTATCGGAATTTTCAACACCATCATTGGCACCAGGTAATACGGGAGCTTCAACACCAACTCCAGTGGTTTTTTTACCGTCAATTCCCATCCACTTAATAATTTCCCAACCCAATTCTTGGTTGATCTTTTTAATATGTTTTTTGTATCTGCCGACTGGATCCGCATAACCTTCACCATCGCCAGTTTTTCCATAAGCCACCGCGGCCACAGTACTGTATTCCATTGTAAAGTCGTTCTCCGGGTCTTCTGCTCCATGAGATAGTATGTAATCTAACACTTTCCAACCTGTTTCTTCAAATATCGAATTTAACCATTTCTTCGATACTCGCTTATATTCAGCGAATGTTTTGTAAAAAATTGGAGGACCATCGTCAGTTGGTGCCAAAGCCGTATTAGTCCCCTCTTTAATTATCATGGCAATATCTGTTTCTTCTATAAATTTTTCAATTATTTCATTATTTATTAAATCCGCAATTTCGCTGAATTTATATTTGGTCATCATGGCTCTTTGTTTAGCCGATGGACCGTGTTTGATACGCTTTAATTTTTCCTTATCCATTTTTTTCAATAGTGGAGAAAGCATGTGTGATTTACCACGTTCCGATTTAGAACGATCTTCACTTCCACCATATTGTGACATTGGAATAATAACATTATCCACGTAATATCCTTCCCAATCCATATCTGAATATGAGTCATTTCCGATTAATCCAGACAACCATTCTCCATCTTCGTCTGCTACTATTTCAAGTGACCATGTGGATGGATTTAAATTAACCCCTACACGTTTGAATTCTTTCTTCAATGGCCTCAGCATTTTTTTAAATTCGGCTTCAGTTGGATATGACCAAAAGCTCATAATTTTTTGATGTGGCCAAATTCTTCCTGGAAAATCGAACCATTCCCTGTAATGGGTTTCACCATTAACGTGTATATCACCATGAGTATCATCTTCGATACTAACATAAGCTTTATTATTTTTCATTCCAAATGCATATCCACCTTGATCATACCATATTTCTCCACCACCAACTATATCCACATGATCTGGATTTTCTTTTAGAAGTTGTTCAGTAAATTTGTATTTGGTTGCCATAGCTTTTTGCTTTGCAGTTACATGACCCTTTTTAGCCCTAGCACTATTCATAGCTCTCAATTTTTCCGTGTGTTTTTTAAAATCCTTTAACATTGGAGAAAGCAGGTGTGATTTGCCACGTTCCGATTTAGAGCGCTCCACACTACCCGCATATGAATCAATTGGGAGAATGACATTTTCATATCCAGAGGATAAAGAATAGTCCTTCCATTCTGCCGGCTCGTCGGTAAGATCATCATATACTTTAATTTTCCTAGCCCATTTTCCATCGGGATCAAGAACTACTTCTACCTGCCAGCTATTATCAATTTTCCATTTCCAGTTTAATTCTTTAGATTTTTTATTAAGTTCTTTGACCAATTTTTTCAATTGTGCTTGGGAAGGATATATCCAAAATGACATTAATTTTCTCTTAGCCCACAACCGCCCAGGAAAAGCAAAATTTTCCCTAGACACACGATTATCATTTGGCTCCAAGTCCCAATGAGTTTCTTTATAATTAGCCCACAATTCATTCTGGTACCATCCGAATGAGTATGCATCATAATCATACGCCCCAGCGTGAAACTTGCCAGCTTCCAGTACATCGGGGTTTTCATTCAATTTTTCTTCACTAAATTTATATTTGGTTGCCATTGCTTTCTGTTTTGCGGTAGTATGACCCTTTTTAGCACGAGTTTTACCCATTGCAGATAATTTTTTCTGATCCACTTTTTTCTTTAATGGGGACAATTTATGTTGTTGATATGCTCCAGCGTCATGCTTTGGAGGATTGCCTTTATATAATCCAACCGGCAACAATATAGTTTTGTTCCGAGTTAGTGTAGCGTAATCTTTTAAATCTGGATGTTTTTTCAAATAATTATCACCCAATTCCATTTTCCAATCGTCAGTAACTTGTACGCCGGTAGCCTTTTTCAATGCTTTATTTATACGAGTGATTTCCTGTTTCATTTTGGGTTTTGGTGGAGTAAACCAGAAGGAAATTATTTTAGATTTAATTCATACTCTCCCCGAAAAATTCCAATCGAAATCATTATTGGGGAATTTATCCCACATGCTACTATGATCACGACCCTTATCGCTGATATACATTAAGTTGCTATTTTCATCTGGTGCAAAGGAATATGCTTCCGGTGATCGAGATTTTACTGAATCTCCATTTTCACTGGTGTACACAAAGTCTGGACTTTCGTTTAGAAATTCTTCGGTGAATTTATACTTGGTTATTAGGGCCTTTTCTTTAGCCGAAATATGACCCTTTTTGGAACGGATTTTATTTAGTGCCACTAGGGTTTTTTTATCAATTTTTTTCTTTATTGGTGATACCAAATGTTGTTGTTGAGCCGCCGTATCTACTTTTGGAGGTTTCCCTGTATAATATTTAATTGGTAGAAGTATGTATGACGAATCAGTTTCAATCGCGTGTGCTTCTTGTTCTGGTGTTAATTTTGGATTAAATAAATCAATTAACCAATCACCAGTAACAGTTACTTTTGCAATCTTTTTCAATTCTGGGTTTAATACTTTTAACATTTTTTTCAATGTATTTTTATCGGGAGATTCCCAGAATGAAATGATTTTTTTCTTTTTTCAAATCCTAGCCGCGGTTTTGGATGTTCGTGATATTCCATCTTCCCTATAATCCGATACGAGTTCATTGTGACCCTGAGCCGAAGTTCCAACATAAGCCTTTTTAAAATCTGTAGTAAATAGAATGGGATGGGCATCTTTTTCTCTATAATGAATATTTTCACCACTATTGAAATAAATCGAATCTGGAGATTCATTTAAGATTCACTCGCTGAATTTGTATTTGGTTGCCATAGCTTTTTGCTTAGCGGTAGTGTGACCCTTTTTGGCTCTAGCACTACCCACAGCTTTCAGTTTTTCCTTATTAATGATTTTCACCAATGGAGACAATAGGTGAGACTTGCCCATTTCCTTTTCAGTGCGTTTTTGACTCCCATTAAATTGTTTTAATGGGACAATAACATTTACACTGTCCCATATATTCCACTTGGTGTGTTTAAAATCTTCAATTCCCTTTACTTTTAGAGCCCACACCCCTTTGGCGTCGGCAACAACATCAATATTTCAAGTATTCATGTCTATTTTAACCCTATGCAATTGATTTTTCAATTCTTTATTTAAATCATTTACTATTTTTGGCAATTCGGCCATTTTTGGGTAGGTTCAAAATGAAATTATTTTTGTCTTAGTCCACATTCTACCAGCGTATTCTAAATTTGATCTTCCACCCACACGGTGACCATCGTTGTCAGTCATATCGCCGTGGGTTTGGCCGGTTTTGTCACCAACAACGGCTTTACCATTTTTAAATCCAAATGGTATCGCATCACCATCCCTAAATCCAACATAAAATCCTTTGGCCGCGATTTCGTCTGGAGATTCGGTTATGTTTTCACTAAATTTATATTTGGTTGCCATAGCTTTTTGCTTTGCAGTTACATGACCCTTTTTAACTCTAGCACTATCCATAGCTTTCAATTTAGCGGTATTAATTTTTTTCAATAATGGAGATAACAAATGGGTTTTCCCCTTTTCGGAAGCTGATCTTTCTTCACTACCAACATATTTATCAATTGGAATAAGCACGTTTGTAAATCCATCGAGCAATGCAACTGGTGTTCATCTGAATCCACCTGCATCGTCCCAGCCAGATTTTAATTTCACTTTTCTAGCCCATGATCCTTTTTTATCCATTACCACTTCTATTTGCCATTTATTGTCAATTTTCCAACCCCAACCCCTATCCTTGGATTCGGCATTTAATTGTTTCATCAATTTTTTCAATTGTGTGGGAGTGGGATAATTCCAAAATGATATTGCTTTAGCAACCGACCACAATCTACCCGGATACGCAAATTTGGTTCTTGTATATGTATTCCCATCATCTAAAACCAAGTCAAAATGGGCAACCGAATTTTCAGCATATAATTTCCCACCATTTATTCCAAATACATAAGCATCATCATCCCACGGACCATTATTTCAAACTGGTGATCATAAATTGTCTGGACTTTCTACCAATAAACTCAATTCATCATTATCAACCGATTCAAACATTTTCTTGAATCTACCATGCATCATCTGATACGTTTTTGGGTCTGAATATCCAAATGCTTGTTTGAATAATTTGATTCTCTCGGAATCACTAAATTTGTCTGATCCCAATAATTCACGCATAACTGTTCCAGATACCTCTTTGCCACCAACTTTGATAGCTACATGCGGGGCTGTAAGGATATATCCATGTTCTTCATATCCCTGTAAATTATTTTTGTTCTTATTGTAATCCTGATAGTATGTTGCACCGCCGTCCTTTTTCTTTTTACCCCCAGTAAGTCGGCCAGCATCTTTGGCACCGAAAATATATACTACAGCGGTAGTTTTTGGATCAAATTTTTTCAATAGGATTTCCGCCACATACGGGGATTTTTCCATAACAATGTGATCTTTCTTTACGCCCATTTTAGAGATATGTTGTTGCTTCTCTTTAAATGACAATGGGTGTCTAGGATAACCCTGAATATTGGATGACGTTATATAAGCATCGCCAAATTTTTTCTTTAACCAATTATAGGTTGCAAGATGATGGGGGCCCGCTGGTTGAAAACGACCTGGGAATACCGCTATTACTTTTTTGATTTTACTGTCTGCTTCTTCTAAAAACGGAGCAATAAGTTCTGCTGTTAATTTATCCATTTTTGTCCCTTTTCATCATTGATACCAATTCTCGCCTAACTATCAATCTAGTCCCTTTTATTTCATCCAAATCTCTTGAACCATATACTTCAACATTTCCTTCATTTTTCTCAAGCCACTTCTCAAATTCTTTTTGATTTTTAAATTTCTTTTTAAATTTTTTAGATTTAAGTCCCATTACACCGTATGCTTCTACTCCAGAATCTTTAGATTCTTCCATTTTTTCCAATTTTTCATAATAGTCTGGGAATTCATTTAGATGTGCCATGGCAATTTTCATGAGATCACCCACATTTTTTACTACATCGAGACTATCATCGGTGTCATGTTCCTTTTCTACTCTCATGCCTTTAATTAGTTGAATTGGATCATGCTCGGATATGTCCAAGTTATATTTGCTAGCAATTTTTTTTAATTTGTCCATGATTACACCTTCGTATATAGTGATTTTAATCCAGTTGTCAATTTATGCATATTATCAGACGCACTGGCGGTTAATAACAATCCGGCCATTTGATTAGTAATTACCTTTAACAATTCAGATTTTTCTATATCGGAATGTTTCTGAATTGATTTGAAGAATTCCTTTGCCAATTCCCCAGAATGTTCCTGTGGTACGGCCGCTTCTTCCAATTCTTCCCTAATCATTTGACGTAATTCGGATTTTTTCATGCAATTTCTCCTCAGTATATAAATATCTATTTATATTTTTTGTACGCTTTTTTCGCCATGTCAATTTTTATCAATTTATTACCTTTAATCAAATTATCTTTTCACGGCAACATCTGCAAATTAGAAATATCACCGATATCACACGCTGGAATATTATTCATATACCCATAATGAATTGAAATTATATGATCCAAATGATAATCAAATTTTCCACGCTTTTCATAATTTTCTAAAATTTCCAATGGCTGATTATTTGTTATACGTCGCACATCCAATCGGTATCGTTTATATTTCGGCATCATAGCCATATATTCATCGTGCATAATTCCTCATCTAGTGAAAAATTGTTTTTGAAATATATCTTTTTTTCTATCCTCATCCATATTTTGATATGATTTCTTAACAGATTTTCCAAGATTTTCTCTTCATTTTTTATCTTTAAGAATATAGGGCCTTTTTACTCCCAAGCACCTATCCGAAGTTAATTGTTTCATTTTATCACCACTCAGATGACAATTTAAACACACCGATTTTTTCTTTTCAGCCCGATTATAAGCACGATTGGTCGTATATGTTATAATATTATTACATTTCATACATGTTCTTTCAAAGTAACCCTCATCCGAATTTCTATATTTTATAGCTCTACAAGTCGGACATTTAACTTTATTTTCACACGCGTTTTTTCAATTTTTTTTATAAGAATATATCATATCCTTATTGCAATTTGAACATTTGTGAATATAATTTTTATTTTTCATTCTTTAATTTCCTTGCAACAATTAATAATGCAGACGATTTTGATAATTTTGGATTAAAATATCATTCTTCTTCAACATAGCTTAACAATTTACCAATTATTGGACCGGGTTTTAATTTAAATTTTTTAATAATATCATTGCCATTTATAGGCAATACCACCTTGCCACCTTGACCCATATCCAAGTCTTTCATTCTAGCTTTAATTTTTGGAATTTGATTGGGCATATCATAATCTGGATGATGTGAAATATTATCAGCATGCATTAAATTTAACGCCTGTTCCAAATGGTCACCCAATTTTACTTTAAGCCGACGTAAAGCTTTATCTGAAATTATATCACCGTCTGAACCGGCTTGTTTTAATTTCATGTGATTGTTAATAGAAGATTTTACAGCATCTATAATATTTTTTGGATATTTTAATCTATTCATAATATCAACAGCAATGTCCGATGATATCTTCTCATGACCATAAAAATGAATTTCATTATCCACAACCGTTTTAGTTGCCGGTTTGCCAATATCATGGAATAATGCCGCCAATCGAGTTATTAAATCTTGTGGAGTATTGGATAAAACTTCCATCGTATGATCATATCCCGATCATTTGTGGTACTTATTTTGTTTGAGCCCGATAAGTAATTCAAGTTCAGGTAATACCTCTTTCATCAGACCAGTTACTTTCATTAATTTGATAGCTTGCTTGGGATTCTTGCTTACCAGCATTTTGTTCAATTCTTCATGAATACATTCATTTGAGATTGAATTGATCATCCTAGCATTTCGCTTAATCGCCTTGATCATGAATAATGGCAAGTCCCAACCGTACTTAACTGTGAATCTAATCGCTCTAAGCATCCGGAGTGCATCTTCTGCAAAGATAATGTCTGGATTTAATGGGGTTTGTACCACACCACGTTTGATGTCGGCTTTGCCCATTCCAGTTAAATCGTGAATTTCACCCGTTGTCAAGTCTTTTAATAGACTATTTACTGTGAAATCTCTGCGCTCGACATCCTGTGCAAGTGTACCAGCCTTTACTTCAGGTTTTCTGTTACCCTTTTCATATTTTTCAGTACGCGTCATTACTGCTTCAATCTCAATTTCTCCCACGTTTACCCCCTTATGCTTAACCCCATAAAGCTGAAATTTAGCGGTTCCATATGTAGGGAATATTACTGGATTTGAACCCTTTTTATATACTTTATATTTTTTGCAAATCCATTCGGCAAATTTAATGCCACCCTGTGGCAATTCCACTACAAGATCAATATCCTTAGAATCTATACCCATAATCTTATCTCGAACATATCCACCAGCAATATAAACTTTTCCAGAAAATGGGGATTGTTTAACAATTTTACTTAACAAGTCTTCCATTGCTCGTTCTTCTTTATTTTCTGTCAATAATTTTATTAATTTTATCATTTTATAAATTTTTCCTTCGTCTAGAAATGGCGCTTTCACTTACTTCAAAATATTTAGCTATATTTTTTTTAGTCATGCCCTGTTCTATCATTATTTTTAATTTTTCCAAATCAATGTCTTTCCAACAATGAGATTTTTTACCAATGATTCCACTATTTCAGCTTTCCATCCCCTTTAATGATATGCTAATATTTAATATTCGCTGTCTATTTTGTTCTAAAGTTAAACATGTTGATGGATTTTTTCATTCTCCCCGTTCAATTGCAAGCAAACGCTTTTTACTCATTTTAATTTTTGTGCAATTGGAATGGTGCTTCCCAAACATCGGATTATTTTCACCTTGAGATAATTTAAGTCGTTTTCTAGTTTCACTTATTTTTTGTTTAGCATCATTGGATAATAATGAATTATCACCACCCGTTGTCATATTATACCCGTTACACTTAATATCATCCAAAAATGTATGATATTTATTAATAAAATAAGTTTCCAATATATTTAATTTATTCATGGAATCGGCCGTTGTGATAATTTCCCATTTAAAATTATTTTTTCCATATTTTTTAATAGCATTATGAAATACAATATTCGTATTATCACGCCTAGCCTCATATAAATGACCAGCTTTTCTTATAGATAATTCATTTACCGTTTGGCCAATATACATTTTACCATTTATTTTATTTGTAACTTTATAAATAATCATTATTTTTTTATGTCCTTTTTTGCTAATACACTAATTTTATCACTATCGGGTTCGTGTATAAATTTCATTTTTGGAAAATCGTCTTGTAGCATTTTCATAAAATCCTTATTTTTGACATATGTTTTAACAATTTTGAAATTAGTCATTTCCACTTCATTATAATTCCCCTGATTCTTACCCCAAGGTTCCGAAAAAATCTTCTGTATGTCCTTATAATTAGATTTTTCATATTTAGCCAAAGCGTCAATAAGAACTTTTATAAGGCCACTTTTAACTTTATAATAATCGTGGTTTTTGCCAGCTTCTTCCCATTTTGTTTCAAATTTTTCGGCCCAATCTTCCTTTTCCCAATCCCTTTTATATGGAGTTACAAAATCGCTGAGTCCCATATCCTGTAATAATGGATGACTTTTACTTTCATATTTTTTCAAATACTTTTTGGCCGCCTTTTCTTTTAAATCCAATATATCACCCGCCACTTTATCAGCTGCCGCTTTTTCATCACCAGATTTCATACCGTGTGCATCACCAATATTTATCCATTTTCTACCAGATCACTCTTCTGAAGATACCGCCGCATCATATCTAAATCTGTATATAATATCACCCTGTAATATTGATACCGTTGAATATCCTCCTACAACCCCCGTTTTAATAATCCAATTATTTACCCAATATTGTGTTGCTGGAGCTATGGCTTTGGTATTTTGTTGTTTGATCATTTTACGGAAGCCCCGCATTCCAAGTACACGTACAGCTTTACCCTTAGTAACCATATCATTTTTTTTGGATATGCTGTAACTTATGGGCAAATATGGTGAATATAACAATCTATCAATTGTTCTTTCATCAAAAGCTTCGACAATTAGCGGTTTTAATTTAATCATCCATGTCCTCGCTGAATTTGTATTTGGTCGCCATCGCTTTCTGTTTTGCGGTTACATGACCCTTTTTGGTTCTAGCTTTATCCATTCTTGCCAACTGTTGTTTTCGCACTTTATCCATTTTTTTAACCAATGGTGATAATAAATGTGCTTTACCTTTATCGGCCGCCGATCGTTTTGCACTACCAGTAAATTTTGTCATTGGTATAATGGCATTTGTATAATCGGAGAAATCGGGGTGGTCTCAATAAGAATCATAATTATCATTGGCTGACCCGAATTGATCTTGATCCCAGTCATAATCAGTACCATCCACACTCCCGATAAATCCCTTTTTCCATTTACCAGACTTATCCTTTACCACTTCAATACTCCATTTATTTACATCAATTTTGAATGGGGCGTCGTTTGCTTTAAACGCGGCATTCAATTCTTTTATCATTTTTGTAAGTTGACTAGGCGTTGGATATTCCCAAAAACTCATAATTTTATATTCTGGTCAAACTCTGCCGGCATAATCCCAATCGGGTCGGTCGAAATTATATTGAACATCACCATTTTTTGTAAACATATTATTACCATGAGTTATATTTTTTATACCAACATACGCTTCTTTATTATGTCACCCGAACGGATAACCGCCCCTATCAAATTCAACACGTTGACCACCTTCAACGTCTATCCAATCTGGACTTTCGTTTAAATTTTCTTCATCGAAAATATTCACTCTAGATTTTATACGAAATGTGGCCGCTTTTCTACCATTAATAGTTGGCATTCCGTGATCGTCAACACCTATTTTTTTGACCACTTCTTTCTTATTTTTAAATTTTCCGGTTAAAATAACATCCCCCAATTCAATATCAATAATTATTTTCTCACTTAACAAGTCTTTAAGTTTCATTTTTATCTCCTAAAAATTTACAATTATCAAAATGTCATCTTTTCATATTATAAATGCCACCTTCTAAGCCACAATGTGGGCAAATCGCCAATTTTTGTTTTACACCTTTTCTAGCTTTACCAATTTTTAATTTAGTTTCATCACTATGACATTTCCCCAAATGTGATTCCCTGTTTTTCATCTTAGCATCTTCAGAAACAATTTTTCCCCTGTGAGCATCTCCAATTTTTTTGCGAGTTTCATTTGAAGTTTCATGGCCCATCAATGTTGCACTTATTGAATTTTTAATAATTATGGCTTTTTCCTTACCGTGAATCTCTTCGTATGTTTTTCCAATATATAATTGCCGCAATATTTCTTTAGTTTTTTCCAATCGAAGCTTCCCAGTATTCGATTTTCCTATTTTTCGTTTTGTCTCTTCGGACATAGGTCCACGCGGGCGTCCAGTGTGTGCAATACTCATATTCTCACGACCTTCATCCGAAACCACATATCCTTCCCCACCAGTAGTCATATTATACCCATTTTTTCCAAATGTATCATATTTCTCAATATAATAACTTTCCATTTCATTTAATTTATCCGCCGATACACATTCACATATAATATCCCAAATAAAATTTTTCATTCCATATTTTCTTAACGCCCTATGAATAGCAGTTTGTTTATCATACTTAAACGCGTCAGAATAATGATTATATTTTCTATATTCAAATTTTTTAATAGTTTGACCTATATACGATTTACCATTTATTTTATTTAATATTCTATAAATAATCATTATTTTGTAATATCCTTTTTCAGTATTTTGGATAGTTCATCAACACTATCAATATTATTTGAAGCCCAATGTATTATTCGTATCTTTGGGTGTTTTTTATGTATTTGTGCCGCAAAATCATCATCCCGTATATATACCTTTTCTATCTTAAAATTGGTTATCAGTACTTCATTCCAATCCATATTTTGCCGATCAAATAATTTTGATATATCTTTAAAATATTTCTTTTCATATTTTGTCAATTCGTCTATCAATTCCGTAATTATTTGATTTTTCAATTTCTTATAAGTCTTTTCACCAAGCCGATCAATCAATTCGTATTTATACCCAAAGAAAAATCCAGCCAACCCGTAACCATGCTGATTTAACCCCTTTAAATTTGGATATTTTTTAACCACCTTACCATAAATCCTTTTTTTTATGTTGATAAGATCAACTATAATCGAACTATTATCGGCCTTAAATGCCCCAGAAATCGGCTTTTCCAAATTTATCCATTTTCGGCCACCGCCTTTTTCAGTATTAGTTACAGCATCATATCTGAATCTCATTAAAATATCACCATCCAATACGGAAATGGTTGATGCACCACTTGCGGCCCCCTTTCGGAGATATGGATAATTCGCACCAAAACCAGCATCTTTAGATCACCAAGTGGCCGTTGATATTACTTTCTTAGTATTTTGAAGTTTGACCAAATTCGAAAAATCTGATAAACCACTCACATGAACAGCTTTACCTTTAACTACGTTGTGTGCATCTTTTGCAATAGTATAACTTACCGGCAAATACTGGCCGAGCAATAAATCGTCTAGTGGTCGTGTTCCCCACGCTCCTTCAGTTACCAGCTCCGATAATTTAATCACTACGCGTTCCTTGTGTTACCTATTGCATCTCCATAAGCCAATGTTAATGGTAATAGTGTTTTAATTGGCAAATCGATAATCAGTGCATTTACAGCGCCTTTAGGATTTAACAACATTCCAGATAAATATCGATGATGACCATCAATAATATAGTTATCGGCACTAATAATGAAGTATGATTTGCCGAATATAAACTTAAGTGATCCCTTCACACCAAAATCAATAGTACCACCCAATGACTTATCGACATAAATTTGCTTTTGAATTGGTTTTAATTTTGATATGATGACTTTACCCTTTTTCACTTTAACGGCATCGTCACCCAATTCAGCACCATCACTATCAGGTAAACCAGATTTTAACCATTTTTTGGCTTGGCCACCGGCCAGTCCCTGTGGAAATGGATTCGTTCTGTCCCACTCTTTAGCATGGGGCGCGTTGATATCTATATATCCTTTGGACAATCTATATTGTAAGTGTTTTACATCGTCATCGGTAATTACAGGCATGTCCTTACGTTTGGTTGATCCCCTACTTGCGGCAGCTTTGGCGATTTTATAATTTTGTTCAAAATTTGGTATTTCCTTGTCTAAATCAAACCCACGCTTTGCAGCATATTCACGTGCCTGTTTTATTGAAGTTTTTACCAATTCCAATTTTCCACTTGATTGCCCGCCGCCGTTGGTTTCACCGGCTTCCACAATTAAATCAACGAGTTTTATTCTTTTGCCCATCTTATTCTCCTATATATTTTTCAATTTGTTCTTGTATATATTCTTCTTCAAATTCCAATTCAAATTTAACATTCCCAGACATTTGCCATATTATTTCACCATCTTCAAGAAATACTATATGTGGTAGTGAATTGCCATTATATTCTTCCAACAACCAATAGTAGTCGTCAACATTTATGTGAATTATCGGGACATCCAAATACCCCATATCATCAAG